TCAGGTTGATCCATGCCAAGCCTCCAATCGCGTCATCGAGCACGCGCGCGATCGTCTTCGTACTACCGGCCCCACTTTGTAGTACCCCTGCCGTCGCGGAAAGCTGCAAGAGATCCCCGGCAACCACGGTCCCCGTGACCTTCGCCCGGACGATCCCGTGTACAGCGGCCACAATGTATCCGCCCGCCACAGCATCGTGAGCGGCGATGGCGACGACGTTCAAGGCTCCTAGTCCACCATCCGCCAAGGAGAAGAACCCGTTCGTGATCTTGAGCGAGTTCCCGGCCGAGATGGCCGCACTCCCGGAATCAACCGTGTAGAGCACATGGTTTATGGAAGTCGGCATCCACCGTTGGAAGTGGTTGTCCCACGCGAGAATCATCATCGTGGTCGAGTTCTGCCAAAGCTCCTTGTCCACTGGAGCCGCAGGGGCCGAACTCGATAGCGTGATCGGGCAGACGTTCACCCGATCGATGTTCCCGCGATCCACGCCCGCGATGGTCGCAGACTCGATCTCAGCGTGGAGGTGCGCCGCATTACAGGTGCCACCCTGCACGAACGAGTAACCCTTGGTGATCGTTGCGCTCATGTCACTTCCAGATGAATGCCCACGCCTGATTGCTCAAGGAATCCGAGAGCAAGATTCCGAAGGAGTTGTCAAGCCCACCCGAATCAGGAGTTCCCTTTGTGGCCGTGTTCTGATTATAGAAACCACCCACGCCACCGATCACAGAGACGATCTTTCCGGCGGATTCTGGAAGAATGATCCCGCTCATATTCAGGAGAACAACTCCGTAATAAGCAACCCTTCCACTCGACCCGTTCGATATGTCATCAAGCAGAACTCCGAGTGGACTCCTATTGTCAGTAGTAGACCTCACGATATCGAACCCATTGTCATCCACAGGGTCTGAAACAACTACATCTCCTGCAACCAGATCCACACCACTGTTGTTTGTGAGCGTCAGATAAAGCAGGTCACTCTCCTGATCGTTCCAGATCCCTCCATAGAAGAACTGGAGAGGATGGATCGTCTTCTGCCCGAAGAAGGTCACATCCTGCGAATCATTGACGTAGACCTCACCCGTGATGGGTGAGTTCGGTTGAACGGTGGCCGGGAGTCGGACCCCACTCGTCAGATCCGCGTTTCCGACGTTATTGAGCGACGCCAAGTCCACGTTCGCGTTGAACGCATCCGGATCACGAATCGCGTGTTCAGTGAAGGTGTGGCCGTGTTGGAGGGTTGCCATGGTTCACATGAAGAGAAGCGCGGTGACGGTGCCCGTGGAGGTTCCACCAAGGCTGCCACGCGCCATGCCGATCTCGATGCCCGCCGTCACGGAGTGAAGCGACGGGTTGTCCCGAGACACCGCGAAGCCGATCCCGAATGCACTCCAGGCGTGCGTCCCACCACCGGCCGCAACGAGCGTGTCCCCGATGGCAATGGGGCCGATCACGCGAACTGGAGCTGGTCCCCTATTCTGGAGCGCAAGGCCACGGGAACCGTTGGTGAGCGTCGCAGTCAGGATCCCCGCGCACTTGGGCCACTGATAGGTCGCTACCGGGCTGACACTGCTCGACCCAACCAAGGCAACGAGGGCACCCGCCGGGATCGTCGCACCCGTGCTGTTCTTCACGTCCGCTAGCAGCGAGGAGTGCCAGCCATCGGCGCTCTTCACCCGCTCGATGTTGAGCGTCGTATCGAACCACGTTGAACCCTCTCCCTGATCCGCGCTCGGCACCGTCGCGCTGATCTGATTCACCCGAGCCGTCGCGTCGAACTCGCTCATCGCCATGTTCGTGACGAGCGCGTTGTCCACGAGGGCGTGCAGCGCCGTGTAGCTGCATTGAAGCGGCGAGCCGTCCGTGAAGGTGAAGCCTCGGTTAATCGTGCTCATGGATCCTGCGTCCAATCCATGGCCTTGCGGTGGAAGAGCATCGAGTAGCCGACATGCTGGATGTCCACGTTCGCGGTGCAAGTCCACCGGAACTGGATGTCATTCACATGGTTGAACTGCTCTAGATCCTTCGTGGTGTCGATCAAGCCGATCCCCGAGAAGTCGAAGGGCAGCGTCGCCGGCAACGTGTCGAGCGCACCCGCGAGCCCGACATAGCCCACCTGCTGAAACGCCCCGCCGTTGACCGACGCCTCGATCTGCATGGTGGCCGTGCTCGTCGCGGCGTAGAAGTCCTTCAGCCGCCGGAAGAGCTTCTTCGCCTCCAACTGATCGGCGTTGATCCGCTTCCCCGTCTCTTGGTAGACGATCGGCGCGCCCGCGTCGTCGTGTCCCTCGTAGGTCCGGTAGACCATCGCCCCAGTGAAGTTGCCAGAGCCGAGGTAGAGCCGGGGATGAGTGTCCGCCGAGTTAGAGGCGGCGTTGAGTGTCGCCACCGCCATCGACCACGGAGCCCACCCACCGTCCCACGGACCCGTCCAAGAGTCATTCACGCGGTCGTAGACGAAGACGTGGTCCGCCACGGTCGCCGAGTCGATCGGCAGCCCCAAGACGTAGAAGCGGTCGAAGGGCACCGCGCAGATCGCCTCGCTCGCCGCCGGGTTGATCCGGTCGATCCACGTCTGAATCTTGATCGAGACGGGGAGCGTCTTCGCGCCTTGCAGGTTGTCCGTGATCGTCTTCGCGAGCGAGCGCACCGAGAAGTGCTGATCGAGGAAGAAGATGTCCTCGCCCATCGTGCAGATCGAGCGACGCGCCCCACAACCGATCGCGGCGTCCACGACGGTTCGGATGGTCCCTCCCGTCAACGAGAGCGGCTGATCCGTGTTGGACAGCATCTCGATCCGGTCCTGCATGAAGACCACGAGGTTGTCCGAGCGGAAGGTCTTGAGTGCGACGATCTCTTGGCGGTTGCCGCCGCCCATCGTCATCGACTGCGTGGGCGCCCACCCCGTCACCGTGTAGGACACCGAGTCCGAGTAGTGCACCTTCCCGCGCGCCGTCGTGTCCCGCCCGCCCGCGTAACCACGGTTCAGGTGGTAGGCGGTCGGGAAGGCTCCAAGGCTCGGCATACACGGCGTCCCGGTGCACATCGTGATGCCCGAGCCGTTGTAGACGTAGGCGTGGGGCACCGCGTCCTTGGTGCTGATCCGTGCGACCGCGGGACCACCGCTCGCGTTGAGATCAAGTCCGGGAAGGATCTCGACCGGCATCGTTGCACTCGTGAACCCGGTCAACGTGGCGATGCGCGTCCAAGTGGTCGTGTTGCCCTTCCAACTCCACAACTGAAGGTGCCCTGCCGCCGGGTACTGAGCCCCCGGCGTGACCATCAGCAGTTCGCTCTGGAATGTCGCCCCCATGTACTCCTGAAGCACGAGCGGGGGGCCGAAGGTGGCCCCGCTTGCGATCAGCGAGATGCCCTGACGGATGGAGCGGACGCCGGGAGTGCCGATGTCTACGTTCCGAAGTTCCACCGCCTCGTCGTCGGCGATGTCGAAGGGATAGAGGAACGTGTTCACGCCGCCGCTCGCCGAACGGTTCCGGTAGGTGTCGATCACCGGGAAGACGCGAGCGAGCGGGTCCGTGCTCACGGAGCGTTGACCACGATGATCTTGCGGTTGCGACCGGCGACGGCGGGCTGCCCGAGTTCGACGCGCTCGCCCTCGATGGTGGTCCCGGTGAACGCTCGCTCGCACTCCTGCTCGGCGCGCTGATCGTGGTACTGCATCGCCTGGTTGTACTCCCGCTGCGAGGAGTACATGGTCGAGATCGTCTTGTCGATCAAGGCACCGGCGACCGGGATCTCGATGGTCTGCCCGTCCTGCGTCAACCGCTTCACCCGCTTCTTCCAGTACATCGTCACGACCTGATTCGCCGCGGGCGTGTTGCCGAGGCGCACGCGCTTGTAGCGGGTCGAGGTGTCGCCGGGCAGGATCACGGCATAGACCACTTGACTCGTGAGTCCCTTCAGCAAGTACGAGCCGCTCGGATTGCTCGCCACCGAGAAGCTCGTCAGGTCGAAGTAGGTGAGCCCAGCGGGGAGGTTCGAGTAGACCCCCGCCGTGGCGCTCACGGTCACGTTCTCAAGCACCTCGGCAGAAGTGGGGCTTCCGGGCACGCCTCCCGAGACGCCACTCACCGTCGCCGTCGAGGTCGTGGTGTAGCCGGTCTGCGCCACTTGCAGCAGTTCCCCGGCCGCGAGGAAGTCGAAGCGACGCGCGAACTCGCCAGCGTCCGCGTAGTTGACGAAGAGGCTCGGGTTCTGACTCGTCGCCCCCATCTGCTGAAGGATCGCTTCCACGGACATCGGCGCCGCAAGCCCGTCCTGCCCCACCGGAAGGATCGCGTAAAGCTGATCCACGTCGTTCGGCAGGTAGAGGTACTGCCCGTTCGCCGTGAGCGTGACGGCGGCTTCCTCCGAACGAGTCAACTGCGGCCACCGATAGCGGGTGGCGAAGTCGAAGTAGTGGAGGTTCAACCAATCGTTGATCTTGCTCGCGCGCGCCGTGGAGATGTCCTGAACGTGGGCCGCGACCGTGTTCCGCATCTCAGAGAACGTCAGGTAGCCGATCATGAACACCTCACTTGATGGGCTTCATCGTCGCGTAGTTGTCGATCTTGGTGTTCCAACTCTCGTTAAACCTGCGCGTTTGCGCCTCGGGATGAAGTAGCGTGAACTCGCTTGCGCAGGAGTGCGTGACGTTCACGGCGAAGTTGCACTTGACGAGGTAATGGTCGAGCTTGTTCTGCACCCGCCAATCCCGGTTCAAGTAGAGCATCGACTCCTTCGGGATGAACCGGCGGTGCGTCGGGTCCATGAAGGCGCGCACGGTCTGAAGATCCGGCCACACGAGCGAGGCCGAGCCCTCGGGCTTCAGCACCCGGTACATCTCGTCAAAGAAGGCGAAGAAGAGATCCTGCCCACCGATCAGCGTCTCCATCGGGATGTGCTCGATGAAGTGCGAACAGTGGATCTCGTCGACTGAGTTGTCCTCCCACGGCCACGGGAAGAGGAGGACGTTCATCCGCCACTTGACACCCTCGGCGTAGAGGTCGGCCCCCTCGAACCCTTCGCGGCAGGACTGCCCGCAGGCGAGGTCGACCTTGAGCGGCTGAGTGCTCTTGCAGAGCCTCAGTACACCGTTCCCGTGGTCACGTCCAGGTGCCCCACCTTCACTCGGAAGTCCACCGCCATCCGCATCCCGGCGAGGCGCATCTTGCGGCAGAACGCGAGATCCTGCGTCATCACCTGCGCGCCCTGGTTCGGAACCACGTCCGCCAGAGTCGTGTACCACGGCCGCTCCAGCTTCTTGAAGCACTCCATCCTCCAAAGCGCGCAACCCATCGCGATCCCGTTCACTTCCATGATGTTGCCGTTCTCAAGGGCCTTGCGCACGTCCCTTGGCTGGAAGTGAAGGGCACCCGTCTTCGCGTACTCCTCGGGATCCCCGTAGGCCATCGGCATGTTCACGTCGCCCTTCGTGAAGTAGATGCCGCTGACTGCGTCGTACTTGCCCCACTCGATCGACTCCAAGAGCCGGATGTGGGCGTCTGCGGGCGGGAGGTTGTCGTCCTCCACCGTCATGACGTACTTCCACTTCGAGAGGTCCGGGTTCCCGAGGACCTGCCCGATCATGTTGTCGTAGGCTTGGCCGACCTCGTCGCCGGCACAGAAGAGCAGCGCCCGCTTCTGGTTCATGGGCGCGATGATCGACTGAAGCGCGCTCACCGCCTTGTGGTGGATCATCCCGCGCGTGGGGACGATCAGGACCGTGGAGGAGTCTTGGTAGGTCGAGCCTGGAATCAGGTTCACCCGCTCGAACCCGAGCCCTTCGAAGCTCTTGGCTGCGCTCGCCGCGTCCACCATGTCAGCCACTAGAAGATGCTCCAGTTTCTCAGGTTCATGACCACGTTCGCGTTGCTTGCGATGCTCGTCTGACTGAGCGCAGCATCCGTGAGTTGGATCGTCGGCATCGTTCCATTCGTGCTGTAGATGCCGAGCCCGGGGAAGGCCACGCGCGAGGCGTTGCTGCCACCGCCATCCCAAGGATCCGCCGCCAGCGCGCCCGAAGCGCCACCGGGTAGGACGTTGAGCGAGTAGCTACACCCGAGGCTCGTCGTCGCCGCTCCCGTGTTGGCGCCCGTATTCGAGGAGATGTGCAGGGCCGCCCAATAGTCTCCCGGCATCAGCGTGGTCGCCAACCCAGAGATCGAAAGCTGACGGTTCCCCGCGAACACCGAGGTGTTGCTGGAGGACCACGTCACGGCGGTTCCGTAACTCCCGGACCAGATCGAGGAGAGGGTGCTGACGTTCCTCGTGTAGAGCACCACCGATGCGGAGAGGCTGTTCTGGGCGGATGAGTTGTTAGCCGCAGACGCGAGACTGACGGACACGAAGACGCGGAGGTTTGAAAACGCGAGAGCGTTGTTGACGATGAACGGAAGAACGCTCACGCTGCTGTTGGCGTGCTTGGTGGCGGCGATCGTGATGACGCCTTCCGGGGTGTTCCAGAAGTTCGACATCATCGGCATCGTGGAAACTGACGCTGTGATCGTGGAGGCGCTCAGCCCGAAGCTGACCCCGCTTCCGTTCGAGAACGTGATGTTCGAGAGGTTCCCGCTCGTGGTACCCGCGCTCACGTTGATCGCGGTGAGACTCGTTGCGATCGAGGCGGTCAGCGTCGATGCGCTCAATCCGAAGGACACGCCATTCGAGTTCGACCACGTCCAGTTCGAGAGGTTAGCACTCGTGGTCCCGGCGCTGATGTTGACTGCGGTAAGGCTCGTCGCCACCGAGAAGGATGCGGTGATGACGCTCGCGGAGTTCATCCCGAAGCTGATGCTGTTCGCGTTGGAGAACGAGACGGTCCCGCTAGAGAACGACGAGACTCCGGCCCGGATCGCAAACGGTGTTTCAGGGAGCGTCGAGATCGAGGCTGTGATCGTGGATCCGCTCAATCCGAAGGAGACGCTGTTCGAGTTCGAGAGAACGAAGTTCGAAAGGTTCGCGCTCGTCGTGCCCGCGCTGACGTTCACGTTCGTCAGACTCGTCGCCACGGAAGCGGTCATCGTCTGACCACTGATCCCGAAGCTCACCCCGTTGGAGTTGCTGAACTGGACCGTGCCGGTGGTGATGCTGCTTGCGCCGTCGTAGATCGCCTGGATCAAGCTCTGCGTCTGAGCACTCTGAGCCGCCGTCGAGAATGAGGCGGTAATCACGCTCGCCGCATTCATCCCGAAGCTGACGTTGTTCAAGTTGGAGAACGAGACGGTTCCGCTGGAGAAGGACAACGCACCAGCCCGTACGGCGAAGGGTGTCTCTGGAAGGGTCGAGATCGATGCGGTGATGACCGAGCCGTTGACCGCGTTCAGCCCGAAGGTGACGCTATTCGCGTTGCTGAAGAGGATGGTGCCATTCGTCGTGGCCGTGCGCGTGCCGGCTGCGATGATGTTCACGCCGTCCGCGCCACCACCCCCTGACGCTCCTGAGAGCACGATCGAGCCGGCGCTGTAGCCGACCGAGAGGCCGCCCATGCCGATGAAGCACATCGTCCGTGCGTCGATCGTCGTGGACGAGGACACCGCGGTCGTGTTCGTGAAGGCTTGCAGCCCGAGCGTCTGATTGCTCTGAGCCGGGACCGTGACGGTCGCCGTGACGGTCTGCCCGGACATCCCGAACGAGACGTTGTTGCTGTTCGAGAAGACGACCGTGCCGGTGGTTGCCGCCTTGGTCGTGCCGGCCGAGATGATGTTGTACCCGTCCGCCCCGCCACCACCGCCGGGGATGATCTTCTCTAGGCCACTCGCGTTATAGACCTTCACGAAAGCTCTTCGCCGGAGAGGACGTAGTCGATGTCCGTCCCGGCATCCTGACTCGCCTCGATCACGTTGCCCGCCGAGAGTCCGAGCAGATCCTCACCCGCGATCAGGTCGGTGGACTCGCCGGGGTCAAGGGGAACGTCGGGCCAGATGCTCCGAGCCGTGCCCCCGCTCGCTGCCACAAACTTGACCGTCAGCGTGCGAACCGCGACTCCCGCGTTGCGGAAGCGCATCTTCGTGAGCCACGCCTTCTTCGAGGTCGGGACCGAGTAGAGCGCGGTGAGCACGGTCGAGAGCTTTCCGTCCGCGAGATCCTTCGGGTTCTTGATCGTGATGGGGCCGCCGGTCGTCGGATCTCCGAGTGACACCATGAGCGCGTTCCCATCGGTTCCTTCGAGCACGTTCGGAGAGCGGTAGGCGGTTCCAGCGAGGTTGAGCAGGGTCAGAACAACCCGCTTGGCGAGGGCTTCGTGGTTGTGCTCCTCCCCAGTGACCTGGATCTGAAGATCGCCCCCGTTGTGCTCGCTCACTCATGCCCTCGCACGAACCTCGGCCACGACCTTCTTCTTCAGCCGGTCGAGCGCCGTGTCCAAGTCCTTCGTCTCGAAGAACGCCAAGCGTAGCTCCCTGCGGAAGTCTTCCTCCTTCATCCAGTAGACCCATGCCGGGCGGGTGTCTCCGCAGAAGCGTGCCCCGTACTGGAACGCTTGCAGCTTCTCCTTCACGAGAAGATCGTGCGAGCCTTGCGCGTGTTGTACGCCCTCGCCTGCTGCGCCCGCGCGAAGATCCGGCTCACGAGGGAGTGAGGGCTCGCGGCAGGGTTGTCATCCAACGCCAGAAGGAAGCGGAGAACGTCGCGCGCGCTCTGCGCCTGAGCCGCCTGCTGCGCTCCGTAGGCCGCGAGCCATTCGAGCTTCGCGTCCGTAGCAACGTCCGTCGACGCCGGAGCCAGCGTGTGCCGCAGCATGTAGAGCGAGGCATCGGTCAGATCCTGCTCACTCTGCGGCTCCCGGATGTAGTCGTAGTCGACCTCTAGTTCGTCGGTGTCAAAGTCAACGAGGCCGTCCCGACCGGGGGCTTCAACGCCAAGTGCTTCTCGAAGTGTCCCAACCACCCCCGGACGACTGCCGCCCAGGTATGCGTCCTCGCCCATGTTGCCATCTCCAGGCGCTCACCTCGGGACTGCGGGTGCTTCATCTGGAAGATCACCTCGTCGACCCAGTTCTTGATCCTCTCCGGGTCCGTCATGGGACCGGGGAGCTTCTTCCCGAACTTGACCGTCTGACTGAGCGCGAAGTCATCGGTCACGATCGGGGTGCAGCCATGCGCCTGTGCCTTGAGAGCGGTGATGCAGTGGATCTCCGGGAAAGTGGTCGGATACCCCCAGATCCCGCTCTTCGCGTACTCCTTGGCGAGTTGCTCTTGACCCACCTTGCCGCGCCAGTGGATCCCGTCCTGGTTTCGGTTCGCCTCGACGTACTCGTAGATCCGCTTGTGCTCCGGGTTGCTCTTGGTCGATTCCATGAAGTGCCGCGACCAGCCGTAGAAGACGTGGATCTCGGCGTCGGGCACTTCCTCGCGGATCCGCTTCCAGTGAGGGAGGATGTACTGGAAGCCCCGGCAAGGATCCGAGCCGTAGATCATCCGGTGCGGCTCGTTCGTGAACTTCTCGATCGGGACGAAGAGGTCGGGATCGAGTCCGTTCTCCGTCAGGATCACCTTGTCGTCGGGAAGGAAGGAATGGAGCTTCCGGTGGTAGTCCGAGAGCAGGAACACGCCGTCGTAGACCTCGTGGGTCTTCTCGCCCCATGAGCCCGGAACGTGGATGTCGTGCATCCATGCGTAGTTCAGCGCCGAGCGGTGCGCCACGACCTCGACGGCGCGCGGAGCCCTCCACCACACGATCACGTCGAGCGGGTTGTCGTACTCCCCGGTCCAACAGTGAATCGGCCAGTACTCGACTCCATCCGCGATCACCGGGCTCTCGCTGCGCTTCTTCCCGAGCGCGCAGTAGACCTCGACGTGCCACCCCGCTTTCACGAACTCGCGGGCGGCGTTGATGACCGCTTCCTCGCTGCCGCCGATCCCGCTCTTGATCGACCACGGACCCCAGTGCACCCCGAAGAAGTTGTCGCCGCAGATGAAGGCGATGGACTTCCTATCCGCCGGGCGCTTCTTCGGGATCAGTCGGGCTACCTCGCCCGTGTCGGGGAGGTTGCCGGGGGCGTTGATCGCGAGCGCGTGGACGGCTCGGTACTTCTTCTCCCGCCACATCTTGTCAGCGATGCGCTGGAAGGCGTCCTTGTCGAGTTGGTGCTCGCACATGGACTTGCACCACTCGTCGATCTCGGAAAGCTCTCGGGTGTCGCTGAAGTAGGGGCGCGCCGCCTCGATGTGGGGGATCGCGCGCTGCCACTCACCCTTGACGCAGAAGACCTGCGCGATCAGAAGGTCGGGAAGCCCCATCACGGCGCGAGGGCTCGACACCATCTCGCCCTTGAGGTTCTTGACCTTCTCCTTCGCCTGCTCGCAGTAGAGCAGCACGCGCTCGTAGTCGTTCATCCCGAGGAGCGCCTGAGCGGCGTGGACGTAGGCGGTCGGCGTCTGCGGCATGAGCAGGATGGCCCGCCCCGCCGCCTCGAAGGCGTCTTGGTAGTTCTTCTGCTGCCGGAAGGCTTCGCTCATGGACCACAGGGCGATGTACTGCTCGCCGGGATTCGCCTTGCCCTCCCGGTTCGAGCGGTCCATGTACTCGGAGTACTTGTCGATCGCGCCTTGGAGGTTGCCGAGCCCAAGTTCGGTGTTGCCCCAGTAGAAGAGCATCCGAATGCCGGGGTCGATCCCCGTCTTCTCGAAGGCGGCGTGGAAGATCTTCCGGTTGCGGCGCAGCGACCTGGTGCGCGAGTCGGTGTCCTCCACCCTCTTGTCGTGGATCACGCGACCGAGTTCGGCCGGCAGCTTCGTGCCCTTGAGCGAGGTCATGGCGCAGAGCACCTCGTGCACGGGCGCGCGCCACTCGAACTCGTCCTTCTTGACCACCCGCTCGCGGTCGAGCATTAGCGTGCAGTTGCCCGCCGCGTCGAACTCGTAGAGGTACTCCATCACGATGCAGTTGACCGTGCCCGTGCCGATGGCGAACCGGATGTTTCGATCCGCGTCCTCGGGGTTCTCGACCACATCATCGGTGTCGAGCCACATGACCCACGGGTGCGCCGCAAGCTCGAAGGAGTAGTTGCGGGCGTCCGAGAAGTCATCCGACCACGGGTGGTGGTGCACCTTGGCGAAGTGCTTCAACGCCACCGCGTTCGTCTCTTCGAACCCGATCTCGGAGGGGGACGCCGCCGTGTTGACGACCACGATCTCGTCGGGGTACTTGCCGTAGCTCGTCAGCAGTCGGTCCAACTGCTCGGCACAGTTCCTAGCGATGATCGCCAACGTGTACTTCGGCTCGTCACTCACCTCGTACCTCCACCGCACTCAGGTTGATGCAACCGACCCGGAAGTTCCTCAGCACGAGATTCCGTATCTCGGGCCGCTGTGACCAAGTCCGCGAAATCTTCGCTTTCAGCATCTCATCGAGCGTGACCGGGATCTCGGCCATGTACATCCCGTGGTCACTCACCCCATCCGTCTCGCGGCGGATGCCCTTCACCATCTTGTCGAGCGCGACGAGTTCGTGCGGAAAGGCCGTGGCCCACCTGCGGATCAGGTCGACCACGGCCCCTTCAAGCCGCGCTTGCCGGATCGAGAACCTCACGGGTGCGACGATCTCGCCCGGCATCGGTGTCTCTCAGTAGGAGCCGGCGATGTAGAAGTGGGCGTTCGGGTGCCCGTACTCCAACGTCGCTTCCGCCTTGATGACACCGTCGTACGAGTCCGCCGTCTTCGGCACCCGCTCCGCAGTCAGCGGACGCAACCACGCCTTACGCATCATGGTCGTGTCGAGGCCGAGCAGCGAGTTCGCCGTCACCGCGCTGAAGATCGTGCCCGCCTTGAACGCGGGAACGTCACGGCTCAGGTGCATGTTGACGACGAAGAAGTCCGACTGATAGACGCTGATCGTGTTGACCGTCTTCTGCGCCTCGGCCGCGATGTACTTGGTCGAGTTGGACGCAAAGACGCTGATCCGGCGCTTCATGTTGCCGTTCGCGTACCAATCCTTCGGCTTGCCGCCCAACTGCCAGCAGACCTGGATGGCGTCGTTGAACAGGGCTTCCGTTAGAGAGGTCGTGACCGCGCCATGCTGACTGAACGTGGACTGCGCGGAGACGATCGCGTTGATGACGCCCTGAAGCTGCTGCGCCGTGCCGGTGACGCCCGAGACGAGCGTGCCGAGCACGATGGTCGTCTCGATGTCCGTCTTGATCTCGGCCATGCGCATCAACATCTGGTCCTGGAAGGCGTCGTCGATCGCGTAGTGGCGAACGGCACCTTCCGTCTCGGTCACACGGACACGCTTGTTGAAAATCTGCGTGTAGTTCACCCGGCGCGCGTCCGGCGTGTTCAACTGCGCCGTGAACGTGTAGGTGAAGCCTTCGAGTTGAGCGTTCGTCTGCGAACGAGTGGACAGAGAACGGGTCTGCCACTGGTGGTAGATGTGCGAGGATCGGGTGTCGCCGATCGAGTTGTAGACCGGGGTGTCGGTCGGGGTGATCTGGTAGATGATCTCGGAAACGTCTTCCGCAACGGAAACGTCACCGTACTGCCAACCAGCTAGTGGATTACCACCACCTGATGCGTCGGATGCTCCCATGAGCTAGGACTTCCTTTTAGCTGTAGCGCTTCTTCACATCCGCTTGGACGCTCTTGAAGAGGCCAAGACCTCGGATGGCGCCGTTGAGGTCACCCTTGGCGAGTGCGTCAGCAGACTCCTGCGAACGTGGCACTCCAGGGTGAACTCCTCCGTGTTCGAGGGCCATCTGGCGCTTCAAGCGATCGACTTCTCGCTGCGCCTCGACCAGACGGTCACGCTCGCCAACGTGGAGTTCTCGGTCGGCCTTCAAGAAAGCGTTGTACTGGAACGACGGATCCGAAAGCACGCGGTCCTTGCCGAGCCGCTGGATCTCTTGCGAGAAGTAGCGGTCTGCGGCTTGGAAGAGCGCGCTTTCGGGGTTGATCGCATCCTGACCGAACTCCGTCTGGATCTTCGCCTTGACGGTGTCGGCGTACTTCGCCTGCTGATACTCGCGAGAGCCGACGCCTCGGGCCGCTTCAGCCGCCTTGGCCGACGCACGGGCGACCTTCTCGTTGATCGCAGCGGTGAGAGCCGCCGGGTTCGAGTCGGTGACGCCGATGCTGATGGCTTGGTCAAGCTGCTGGTCACTCAGATCCTCCCACCGTCCGGTGGAAGTCTTCTGAGGTGAGGGGGTCGGGGCCGGACCGGACTGAGCACCTTCGACGCGGGCAAGCCGCTCTCGAAGCTCATGGACTTCTGATTCGAACGCCTGAGCCTTCTGCGTCAGACGACGAAACGCGGCGTCCTGGTTGCCGCCCTGCTTGACAGGCTCGGAGCCCACCGCTCCCGGCGTCGCCGGGGTCGCTACCGCAGGCGCGGGAGCGTTCGTGAGATCCGGTGAGATCATGTCGGGCATGGTTCAGTGATTCCTTTCAACTGTTCGCGTCAGAGAGTTCGGTTCCTTTTCCCATCATCCTTCCCTCGCCCCCGTTGTTGCCATTCGCAGGGTTGCTTACCTCCTCAGAGCCGGTGTTGCCGGTCCAAGGGTTCACCACGCGATGCTTGCTCGGGTCAGGCGTGAAGGTGCCACCGGGGACGCCCTTGATGGGGAGGTTGATGGGAGCCCCATCGCCTCCGGGTCGTGCGATGGCCATGTCAGGCTCCCGGGATCTTGGGGTAGTCGCCATCGGGGCGCGGGTAGTCGTTGCAACCTTCGGCATCGGTGGCGAAGCCGAATCCCTGGTTTCCCGCGCCCCCGTGAATGTTGGCGGCCGAGTTCGGGGTCACTTCCATGAAGCTCTTCGGCAGATCGACCTTGTTACCGAGGTTCTCGAAGCCCACGTCGGGGGCCGCCGAGTACTTCGGAAGCGGGACCGGATCCTCGTTGATGTAGAAGATCATTTCTTGCTCCTCTTGTGAGACTCGCGAGCCATCGCCTCGGCGATCTGGCTGCGCTTGTTGTACCCGGCGCTGCCCTTCTTGAAGGAGTGGTATCCCTCCTTCTCAGCCTGCGCCGTGGCGATTGCAAAAATCTTCGAAGCTCCTCTCCCGCTGGGCACGGTTAGTAACTCCCTTCTCGTTCGAGAGCAGGCGCCTCAAACGATCGTTGGCGTCGCTCAATCGCCTGTTCAAGTCCGATTCGTTCACGCTCGCTAGTCGCTTCAACTTGAGCGCGGATTCCGGCCGCAAGCTCTCGCGCAGCGAAGATACGTCCATTGAGGGTGTCCATGATCCCGAGGATGGCCTGAGCCCGCCCGCGCCACTCGGGGAGTTCTACCTGCGAGCAGGAGAGCATGGCGAGGACCGCCTTGTGGGCGGCGTCATCGAGCACCTTGCGGAGCACGTCGCAGCCCGGGGACGCCATGAACGCTTCGAGGTCGGAACCCTCGATCAGGGAAGCGCGGACCTCCTCGGGGATGTCGTTCATTTACCGGCTCCAAGTAGCGAGGCGAGCCCAGTGGACGGCATCTGCTGACCCATGCCCGGAGCACCCGCACCGCCCGGCTTCGCGGGAGGCGTCTGCGGCTTCTGCGGGAGCGAACTCTTGGTCGGCTTGCTCGGCTTACTGCCCATCGCGGCAAGCTGCATCTCTTGCTGCTGTTGAGCCTGCATGGCCTGCTGCCGAGCCTGCTGCATCGCCTGCATCTCCTCGGGCGTGCTCTTGCGGAGGATGCGCTTGGCAGCTCGAACGTCGTCCTTCTCGGCCCAATCGAGGAGGGCTTGGCCGAGGTCGATCTGCCACTCGTCGCCGAGGAGCCCGGAGGACTTCGCCTGCATGTAAAGCTGGATGCGGGCGAGCGCCTTCTGCGTCTCCATCTGCGGGTCTTGCTCGCCGATCGTGCCCGTGGGCACGAGTTCGAACTGACCCTGCATCTCTTCCTTGGTGAGCTTGACCGGGACGCCGCCGGTCAACTCGATGTAGACCTGCGGATCGCCCCAAAGCATCCAGAGGTCGTACATCTCGCGGTAGACGCCCTGCATCATCCGCTGGAAGAGGAGCCCGCGGAGCGAGAGGCTTTGCCGCTGCCGCCCTTGGATCGCGCTGATCTCGGTTGCCGTTCGAGGCTCGGACATGGACGAGAGCGGGTTGGCGAGCCCGAAGTCGACGCCACCGAGGTAGTCCTCGACCCACGTTCGGAGGATCTGCTCCTCTTTCTCGAAGCTGATATCCAGATTCGGAATGACCATCGGGCGAACGTCGTCGGGATTGCGCGTGGGATAGAACTGACCAGGGATCCACTTGTAGTTCGCGGGGTTGATCCCTTGACCGACGCGATAGGTAAAGGTGGGGGCATTGGCGATCGTCATCCGGTTCAGCTTGCCCCGGTGCTGCTGGATGATCTCGAACTCCAGGTCGTCCAACTTCTCGGGCACGCCACGCGGCGAGTACCACCGAGGCTTGTTCATCTCGAAGGTGGCCGTGTGGAACGGCCACTTCCCGCTCGGGCGCTGGTAGCTGAAGACCTTGAGCGGGATCTCTGGGGCGTCCGCGCAGTAGAGGATCACGACCTTCTGATCGGGCTGTCCCGGCCCCGCCGAGAACCAGGTGAACGCCTCGTGCACCTCGTACTGCTGGTCGGCGGTGTACCAGACCCCGGCTCGGCGAGCCTCGTCCGCGCGCTCGATGTCGAAGGGGGCGGAACTGTTCTTCTCGCCCGTGAACGCCTTCTTTTCGAGGATCTGCTTCACCGCCGCCGGATCCCATCCTGAGTCCGCCGCGCGCTGCTTGAACTGGTGCTCGTTGAACCACATCTGATGCGCGAGGTACTCGGTGCTCTCCACGTCCGTCGTCCACTCGGGGACGATCAGGTTCTTCGGGCTGACGGCGATCACGCCGGGGACGTTGATCCGAACGTCACGGTGGCTGAAGTTGAGCGGTTCCTTGGCCCCGCCCCGCATCCACCGAAGGACTTGGCTGATCGCTTCCTTGTCGCCGGCCTCGTCGGGATCGAGGTCGAACTCGCGCTCGACGATCTTGCCGATCAGGTCACGGCGCTCGTCGAACTCCGCTCGCGTGAGTACGAAGGAGTTGCGCGACTGACCCGGAGCCGGGGCGGACATGGCGTGCATGGCGTCCGCCGCCTGCGTGTCCCGATCCGTGACGATCAGACTTCGGAGGCGATCGGGGAGTTGCGAGGGCTTGACTGTCTCCTTCTGGCGCGCCGTCTCGTAGTGCCACACCGACTTCAAGATCCCTCGCCCGATCTCCAAGAGGTCGTCGGTGGCGAGGATGACCTGCTCGACGAAACTGGGCGACCCGAACTTGAGCAGCCATTCGAACCAAAGCTCCACGTTGGAACCGTTCTCCTGGTCTTCCGGCTTGATCGTCAGCACCGTGACGGGGGGCTTGACGGCGGTGACGAGAGAGACGTAGGAGGGCTTCAGTTCGTCGATCTTCTTGTCGATCAACGGCGGGACGATGGACGAGGAGCCGGGCCACGGGTAGGTCGGGTTCCGAAACTCCATCCCGTAGCGGCGACGCCGGTAGTGGTCGCACTTCTGCGTCCAGCCCATACGCGAGGACTGAACCGCCTGAACCTTGGTGACGAGTTCCTTGACGAAGTCGCGCGTGCGCTGTGACTGCACGATCTCCTGATCGAACTCGTTGACCGGGTTGATCTTCAAACTTTACGCCACAGAAGCCCCCATCCGGTGATGGGGGCGGTCATGGGGTAGATCAGGACGGAACGCTCGACCTCCTCGAAGCCGGAGTCGTAGGCGAGGGAGTCTAGCATCCGGTTACTCCACCAAGTCTGGTGGTAGTTCGTGACGCCGGGGCAGTACTCGCCGTGCTTGTCGCCGGGGTTCATCACGCTCTGCTCGTAGAAAGGACGCCCATCGAGGGGCACCGTCACGATGAGCGTCCCCTTGGGGAAAAGCACGCGGCGGACTTCCTTGAGTGCCGCGCGGGCGCGCTCCTCCGTGCAGTGCTCCAAGAACTCCCCGAGCATGACCGAGGCGAATGCCTCGTCCGAGAAGGGCATGTCGAAGACGGTGCCGTGGGTGAAGTTCGGCAGCTTGTCGTTCGGGGTCTTCGTGATCGCGTCGACCGATTGGATGTCGAGGTTGGTCGCCCCCATCGCCCCGATGCCCGCCGGGTCGGGTCCGCAGGCGGCGTTGAGCAGTGGCTTCGGGCACTCCTTCGCCTTCTTCTTCTGGTAGTCGTAGCAGAGGATCGACTTCTCCAGGAGCCAATCCTGGCTCTGCCAATCCATGAGGAGTTTCGGGTCCGCCTCGACATCTCTCCAAGTGAGTCGATCCGTGGAAGTCATCTCAGCCATCCTTTCGAAGAGTCATGCCCCACCCACCCACAGGAGAAGTGAAGAGGTAGAAGAGAACGTAGCGCGGTGAGTCCTCGACCATCCCCACGTCTCCAAGCAACTTGTCGATCATCGGAACCGACCAATAGGTCTGATGGTGAGGTGTGATTCCGTCCTGATAGACGAATCCATCTACGGACGCAGGAACCGAGATGTCCGAGAAAAGGCGCTGCTCGTCGTAGGGGCGCGCGTCGAGTGGGAATGTGAGGATCAGGTGCCCGTCGTCCATCAATACACGCTTACACTCCATGATCGCCTTGGTGGCGATCTCTGGCTTGCAGTGTTCGATGAACTCCCCGAGCACGATGGTCTTGAAGGCTCCATCATCGAACGGCATCTCAAGGACGCTTCCGATCTGGAAGTTCTCGGGAACCCTGTCTGAATCCTTGAGGGATGAAGGAAGGTGAAGATCCATACTCACCGCGCCGAGTTGGTCGAGTCGGGCTGGATCGGGACCGCAGGCGGCGTTCAGAATCGGACCACCATAGAACTGGCATTGCTTGCGTTGGTAGTAGTAGCAGTTGACGCCGATGATGGCGTCCTTGACCCCTTGGTCGATGCTCTGGCTTCCCTTCCAGGAGTCGTAGTCTTTAGCCAAGACCGCCATTGCTGATCTCCTGCAAGTTCCACTTCGGCGTCATGGCCCCCGGCTCGACGTAGCGCACCGGGTACTTCCTCGCGTAGCGCGCGAGATCGGGGAAGTCCTTGAACTTGTCCTTCGGCGCTTCCTTAGCGGCGCGGTCACTCTTACCGCGGTACTCGTCCCAAGTGTAGGCGTCCATCCCGGTGATGAAGTTCACGCACTTGGGCATCCAGAAGAGTTTCCCGGCCTCCAGGTCTGTCTTAACTGCGAGATGACCTGACTCCAGGTTGTCATCGACGCTGGCGTCGAACCACATGCCTCGGTCGGCGAAGGCGTCCACAAGGCTAATGCCGGTACCAGCCTTGGCAGTCTTTCCGAAGTTGGGGTCGATGATCCGCAACTGCACGTTGGGCTCGGGCTCTTCGGTGACTCCGGCGGCGACTCCTTCCGTGAGCGTGCCCCAGATTTCGCGCTCCTTCTCTTCGATGATCCGTTTGTAGTCATCGACTCCCGCCTTGTAGGTGTTCGTCTTGTAGAAGTTGAAGTTCGGCCACTCGTCCAAGAAGATTGTCTCATCGAGAGGCGTCACGATCCCCCACGCCATCGCGAATGGCTTGCGGTCGTGCGGGTCGACCACGAGGAAGCCGGGATAGGTGCGCCACTCCGGGTGCTTGGCGAACCACTCGATCGGGTCGAGGACATGCTTCCCTCGATCGAAGTTCCGGTAGACGCGGCCCATCAGGTGGAAGAAACGCCCGTGCTGCCGCGCCTCGCGCTCCTCCTCGGAGAGCCCGGCCACGAAGCGGGCCTTGTTCGCCTCGCTGATGTAGGGCGTGTCCGAGAGATCGACGCTGACGACCGCGAACTGCTCCTTCTTCAGATTCACCACATCGTCGTTCTTGTTGATGTGGACGGCATTCTCGCTGAGGAAGTAGTCGTAGAAGAGGTAGGCCTCTTTCAGCGGGGTGAAGCTGAGCCCGATCTGCGCGGAGTGGCGCATCGCTCCTCGGCGGACGCCGATCAAGGCATGGCGCGGGGGCGGTTCATCGAAGCCGAAGTAGTGGGCGGTGTAGCCTTCCCACTTGCTCTGATCCGCCTCGTAGCTCATGAGCTTGATCGAACTGCCACCAAGCTCGCGGGGGAAGGTGAACTTGTGGGTGATCCGTCCTTGGATGCGCTCCTCCTCGACGCCTAGCAGATCGAGAGGTAGAAGTTCGTTCAGCTTCGGGATGATGACTTCCGCATGTGCGTTGACGTAGTCCTCGGCCCCAAGCAGGATGCGGACGGGCGGCTTGATAACGTTGCCGTTGATGTCGTGGACGAGCGAGCCGTCCCACAGACGCACCCCGAGCGCGTGATCGAGTAGGTCGACCAAGAGCGCGGTTGTCTTCCCGCTCTGATTGCTCCCGCAGAACATCTTGATGCAGCTACCGCTGTCGTGGAACCACCGCTGCTTCTTGTGCGGTGAGTATCGCAGGAGCCCGCAGCGCTTGATGGCGAGTCCCATCGCCACGCCAAGCTCTTCCTGCTCGTCCTCGGTGCGTGGCTCTCGAAGCTCCTTCCAAAGCTGATACGTCAGGTTCTTGACGATCAGGAGGTGGATGGCCTCGATGATGCCTTCGGCCTTGGTCACTGAAGCTGACCCTGCTGCCGGTTGCCCTTGCGCCACGTCGCGATCAGCTTGAGTGAGGAGTCGATCACGGTGGGCGTCAAGAGGACCGCCGAGACGGAGAAGGGCGCCATGCCGATCAAGCTTAGGCCACCCGTGGTCGGATCGAAGTCGACTTCTTCTCCCGTGTCATCGCCCCGGAAGTCGAGCATCTTGGCTCGGAACGTCGAGGCGCGACGCCCGAGGTTCAAGGAGTCGAGGCTGATCGTCCCGCTCCATGCCGAGGTGAACGCCGTCCAGTTCGTGAATAGGACGAGCACGGATCCATCGGTCTGACTGCGCCACACGGCGTGCACGATGTTGGGGTACTGGTCCCGCTCGTAGAGCACGTCGTAGCTGACGTACTGCCCCGTGTAGAAAGAGTCGGCGTAGCCGGTGGTCCAATCCGTACCATCGAAGTCGACGGAGGCCGGAGGCAGGAACTCGCCGTAGCGAAGCCACTGCTGGATCCACGTCACCTCGGCGGTATTCATCTGCACCCAGAGGTCGCGGATGTTCTTCACCTCGTCGTAGACGCTGCCGCCCGCGCTGACGTAGAGCGTGTCGTTGAAGAGGTCGAGCGCGCTACCGCCGTTGGTGTTGTCCGCCCAGAACGAGAGCGTGGGGACGGTCAGTCCGTAGACCCACTCACTTCCGAGGTAGTACGCCATCGTCCGATGAAGGAGCGTGTCTTCCTTGGGCGGCGTAGGAAGCGCGATTGGGCTCGTGGTCGCGGTCATGACCGAACTGAACTCGTGGTTCAAGGAGCGACCAAAGGTGCGTCCTGCGTGCACGACCGCGTAGAGCGGGATCGCCTTGTACTTGTCGATCGAAGGGTCGAGTCCGTCCGTCACCCGGAAGAGATCCCCCGAGGCGACGGTGTGCCAGCAGTAGTCCATCACCCCGTGCATCGTCTCGTCGATGTCTTCGCAGGAGGTGAGGAACGCCTTCTGCCCCATCACAGTCTGCTGGCGATCCCGGCCGGCGTCGCGCAGCGATTGGATGTAGTCCTTCTGCGCCTGGACGTACCACGCCCCGCCTCCAAGCGGGTGCTGCGTGTAGCCCCCGTCGATCGCGGCCCATCCCGTGTGATCGCGGTAGCAGGTGATCCAGTAGCTCAAGGGCTGCTTCGTGATCGGCTCGGTGAACACGTCGAAGTAGAGCTGGTTCACGCTGCTGATCTCGACGGCGGCACCGATTGAGTCTTCCAAGTGCTTCGCGAGATAGGACGCGGAGTGGATCTGTGCGTGCGGGCAGTAGGAGCCGTTGCCGGGGATGTCCGCGTTGTCGACGGCTCCGGCGGCGGCGGTGATGATCTCGACGGTATCCGCATTCGTCGGCACCACGACATTGCCTAGGATGTCGAGGAAGTTGGTGCTGACGGTCAGCGAGCCGCTCGCGATCGAGACGATGGTGGCCGTCGCAAGGCGGGCCGAAGTGCTCGCCGGGATCAGGATCGCCGACATGAACCCGGTGAAGAGCGGATCGCTCGTGGGATCGCCCGTGATCGTCAGCACCTTGCTGCCCGCGTTCCAACTGACGATCGGGTAGTTCTGCTCTTCGTAGAAGCGGTGCTCCGGTCCTTCCGAGAGACGCAAGTAGGCGTCGTGCGTTAGCGCGGAGGTGCGAGACGCACGGAGGGCGCCGAGCGCCTGAGCGGTGGTCCACCAACGAAGATCATTGCCAGTGAAGTTGTGCGCGTCCCAGACCTGGGGACCGATGAAGCCGGGGCGCCACTGACCGGCGAAGCAGTTGATCGCTCGAAGATCCGAGAACGTCGTGCGCGCGTCCCCGGTTTCCGTCTCATGGGGATAGAGCGTGTTGGCGGTGCCGGATTCCAAGATCAGGAAGGAAGGCACCTCGGCTCCGACCCCCATCGCAGTGCGCGCCTTCTGGACGAAGCTCGGAAGGAAGGCGGTGGTGCCCGTGTAGATCGAGTGCACCACGTCGAGGAACAGGAACGGACCCTTCTCGGTGTCCGAGAGATCCTCGCGGTAGGGACGCTGCGGAACGAGCCACGAGGGCTGCACTTCTTCGAGCCGCTGCTTGTAGTGGTTGGCGATGTCCCACCACGCATGATCCTGCGTGGCGAGGAGCGCGCCGACGCACCAATCCACCGTCTCGATCGTGCGTCCATTGTTGCCGACCTGGACGTTGTCCTCGCAGGTGACGAAGTTCTCCAGGATCATGTTCTCGCCATCGCTTTGGAAGCAGATGGTTTGCTGTGTCAGATCCCACTGCTCGGTCCAACCCATCCAGCACTCGTTCGTGACCGAGGTGTAGTACCCCCAGAAGCCCATGTTGTAGCCGCGCCCGGAAGGGTAGTTCCAAAGGTTGCGGACATGGTTGCCGAAGGTGGTGCGCGCCTGCCCGTTCTCGGGGTTGTAGCGCAGATGCTGGATCGGGTCTTCGCTCAAGACTCCGAAGACGCAGGGGATCACGGCGAAGTCGCTGCCACGGTCCTGCGGAGCGATTCGGAGCGGCAGGACGGAGGTGGAGTCAAGCGCGTAGTTGGTGGGTGTCCCCTGCCACCCGAAGGAACCCGAGGCACGAAGCCAATCCTCGCCCGTGCGAAGTTCGAGCGTGATGGTGACGTTCAGAAAGTCGATGCCGCCGACCTCTTGGCCGATCCACGAGAGCGTCAGCGTATTGCCCACTTGGACTGGCGGGTTCATGAAGCGGGCCTGCGGTAGGAGTAGCGAGGTGTCGAGCGAGTTGGAAGGGATCGTATGGAAGAGGATCGCCTGCCAAAGACTCCACTCGCGGTTCGTCCACTCGATCTGGGTGGCGGTGACGTTCAGGCGCTCGAAGGAGTCGAGGTGGAACCCACCAATCTGGTCGCGGCGGAAGTTGAAGCGGACGTTGCCGTTATCGAGGGTATAGGGCAGTCCGTCCGAGGGCTTGAAGAGGACCGAGTGCGATTGGAAGTTGTCGTGGTCGACGGGGATGCGAAGGAAGAGTTCGCAGCACCCCGGATTGTCGAGTTCGACCACCTCACGCTCCGAAGCGGGAAGGAATCACGAAGTCCTTGTGGTAGTTGTAGCCCGAGTAGGTGAACGCGAGGTGGGCCGTCAGCACGCGGGCGCCCGTGATGCCGGTGATGGCCTTGGTGAAGTAGACGTTCCCGTCGAAGGCGTTCTCGCTGAAGTCGCCGCCCGCCGTCGCAAGCCCGCTCAGACTGACGATATTGCTGGTGGAATCCTTGTCGGTGATCTTGACGGAGAGGTTGGTGATGACGGTGGTGCGACCGCCGGAAGCGCCCGTGGCCGTGAGGGGGAAGTCGAGGAAGTTGTGATCCCACCAACGGTGGATCGAGATACATCCCGAGATCAGTGAGGTGTTGCTCGGACCGGGGACGTAGGTGACGGCCATCTGCGTATCGAGGTCGGGGCGGACGTGGTACTGCATGAAGAGCGGGAAGAACTCGTTCGCCACCGGCTCGATCAGAAGCCCGCAGGTTCCGACCTGAGAGAGATCCTTGTCGTGGCCGCCGGTCTGTTCCTCGCCCCAGAGCACGAGACGGTAGTAGTTATTGCCCCCGAGGGTGAGCGTGCCAGCAGGAGCCGAGGTGTGCTTGTCGTGGGTGGTGCCGTCCGGGAGATAGACGGTCGCCTGGATGTTGGTGCCGATCACGCCTCCGGCATAGCCGACCCCGGTGGTCGGATCGCAGAGGCCGAAGTAGATGGGTTCGATGTTGCGGTAGTGCCGCATCTCGCCCAAGTCGATGCAGCCACCCGTCTGGACATCCGCCACTTGGCGCCCTCCCTGAGATGGCGGGGAAGAGTAGCGCCCTCTGGGTCAAAAAGAGAGCCTCCCGGTGGCGGTGATGGGGAACCGGGAGGCTCGGGCGATCAGTGCACAAACCGAAGGAGGAGATGCGTCGAACGGGAAGAGGTCTACCACCGGACCTTCCCAAAAACAACCCGACCCCACCGGATGAGGGGTGGGGTCAGATTATGCTCCGAGGTCGTGGAGGCCCACTTGACGCGGGGTCCTGCTCAGGGCATCGTTCTCGTTGCGAGCGAAGAACGGTCCGCGAGGTTACAGTCTCGCCCCGTTCCAGCAAGTGCACCGGCCTAGGTGCCCGGAACGGACCCTCACCCGAGACAAGCCGTCCCCCGGAAACCGGCTTCGAGGCCCGAGGATTCGGGTACAGAGTCGGAAGGTTGGATGAAGCGTGAGAGCGCGGGAGTGACCCGCACGACTCACCGCCTTGGGGCCGCAGAAGACAGCGACCCTCACTGCGAGGTCACCTGCGAGCGGGACTTCAGCTCGTAGGAGAAGCGACTCGGGATCCCCAACAAGCCCGGGTGATGAACCTCGAAGGCCGGCATCCAGATGTTCGGGGATCTAGTACGAGCCACGCTCCTTGCGATGAACAAGAAGCGGAAGACTCGGAACTAGCCCCACTGCGCCCACTCAAGAAGGGGCTGCACCCCTCGGCCTTCGGCCTCACCCGCCGCTCCGGGCCTTCGGTCCTCGCGCTTCTAGGTGAGCCCAATTACTAAGAAGCAGACCCATTCCTTAGAGCGCGTAAGCCGAACTACTACTTGGGATCGGTCGCAATGCGCGCTTTAACATCTTTCCCATCATCACCCGGCTGCGAATCTCCCCCCTCCCCGGTGGGGGTCGCCTCGGATTTCATCGCTCGCCTCAGCGCCGCGGTGAGCGTGGACATGGCAGTAGGGGGACGCTCCCGACGCTCGCTCTCGTAGATGGACAGAGCTACGTCGAGGAGAGCACGAGCTTCCTGGACCCCGAGCGTCTGACGAGCGACGTGAGCCATGATCCCCTTGCGGAAGCGCTTGAGGATCAGTGGATCGGTCACGTCGAGGGAAACTAGTTCAGGAAGAGGTGATACCTTGATGGTATCCGCAGCAGCTTGCGCCTTGGTTCTCGCCTCGTGTTCCGAGTGGTGCTTACAGCGGTCGCTCCCTCGCATGGCAGCGCCGCGACAGGGCGAGCCGTCTTGGGAGGTAGCTACGCAGAGCCGGATCGTGGGCGAGCGGACGCGTGATAGCGGCGTGATATCGCTCGGTGGAGTAGTGATGGGATCGCCCACGGGGAAGCGAGACTAGCCTGCGGCCGGGACGGGAGTACGACGCTCGTAGGCGTCTCTAGCGCGTCTCAGGCACTCACGGAGCGCGGGGCCTTGATCCTGGAGGCGGCAGTAGACGTAGACGCGGCCGGTGCGCTTCATGCCGGGACTGAGCTTCGGGCGTCCGTTCTTGTTCATCGATAAGAGCCTAGCTACTCGGACTTTATAGGGGGCTAAAAATATCCCTTGCGCTTCTGTTTTGAGGGGGTATCTTATTGAGTTGTCGGGTCGGAAAGCCCGAAGGACACTCGATACGCCGGGTGGCCCACGAGAGAGAGTGGCCCGCAAGGGCCGGTCAACCAAGGGAGCCTAGACCATGAAGGTTTTGAAGACTATCCCGATCATGTGCGATCGGTGCGGGCGGACGCTGCGCGAGTGCGTCAGCAAGGCCGAGTGCATCCGCTTCCTCCTTGAGCGGGGCGAGGCAATCGCCTACGGCAAGCCGCTCCCGTCGTCGCCCGCCCCCTCCCCCGCGGTCCGGGGTTGAGCCGATGGTTTTCCAACTCAGAATCACCACGGACAACGCCGCTTTTGGAGACGACGACTACTCCGCGATGATGGAAGAGGTCGGGCGCATCTTGGTGCGTCTCGGCAAGGAACTGCGGGGCGCCCCGTGCGGCGACTCCGGCAACCTCTTCGACCTCAACGGGAACAAGGTCGGCAAGTGGGAACTGCTCGCGCTGGTTCCTAGCCATGACGAAGGCGCCTCCCGATGAGCGCCCCCATCATGCGCGTGATGCCTTCTAAGTTCGTCACGTTCCCGAGTTGCTGGAACGGACGCCACGAGGCCTGTCGTCAGCACACTACCGTCCGCAACGAACGGCACCGAACAGAGACCCCGTTCGCGTGCGTGTGCTCATGCCACAAGCGCGAGGCGGAAGCCTGCCCCGAGAACGCGGGCGTCGAGTTTCACAAGTGGGAACCGAAGGAGGCAACCAAGTGACGAAGCGCGAAGCACTCAACTACTCGAACCTTGAAGGGCGCCTTCATCGGCTCGGGCTCGACACGGGCGACATCAACGCGCTCCTCCGCATCGAGAAGACGCTGCACCGATGGGCCGAGCGCGAGTGCAACGGAGAGGTGGAGGTGGACGAGGAGACGGGGAAGGCGTTCGCCATGCGGTTCGAATCGTCGCAGCGCGCCTACCAGGCCGCCAACCGCGAGCGCGGCGCTCTCAAGCGCCTCGCCGCCATCATGGCGCGGTATCCCAAGCTCGCCGCCTATCAGCAGGGCGACCCGAGAGGCTGCGCGCTCTACGTCTACCGCAAGGCGGACCTGTGCGTCAGCGTCCCGGCCGACACGATCGAATCCTGCTACAGCAGCGTCGGCGTCGCGGTGTGCCTGTGATGTCCACCCCGGGGAAGAACATGAGCGAGAGGAAGCCAACGCTATCGCAAGGGCTTTTCGATCACATGAACCGCCTAGTCGAGTTGATTGCGGAGGAAGCGAAGAGAGCCTACCTCGAAGGGCAGGAATCGAAATACCCCGAGATCACGGCCGCAATCGATGCCGAACTCACCCGCCGCGCCGAGGCCAGGAAGCCATGAAACTCCCTCGCTGGAAGTGTCGCTGCGGACACGACGCGCACGAGCATCGCCGGGACGGTCAGTGCCGCGTCGCAACGTGTCGCAAGTGCTACGGGTGGAAGCCGAGGATCAACCGATGAAGCACCGCATCACCTTCGACACCTACTGCCCCGTCGTCTCGTCCCGCCGCGCCGAGGCCAGGAAGGGAGGTGGGAAGTGACCCGCTGCTCATTCTGTGGCAAGGAATCGACAACGAATCATCGCTGCGTGATCGTGGCGCAGCGTCCCTTCCGAGTCGGTCCCGACTTCGCCGCCTTCGGCCGGCGCGTCCTTGGACTCCTCGCCGACGACACGATCGAGACCGACTACCAGTTCGTCGTGCGCGTCAAGCAGGCCGCGAACGACCTCGGCATCGACCTGGAGAAGCCCCGTGGATAGGAAGCAACAAGACGCCTTGCTGACGCTCGGCCTCGACCAACTCCCGACGAGCGGACTCAGGCGCCTCCTGCGCGTGATCGAGAGGACGCCGGAGATGCTCATCGAGAGGAGCGATTACGCCTTCTCCGAGGGCCGGGGCTGACCGATGGTCTGCGCGCTCCCGGTCGCGGAGCGAGACACACTCCTAAAGAACCCGTGGTATCTGACGACGGCGTGGAAGGAATCTGAAGATCCCGTGCCCAACCTCGACATCGACCCGGACGGCGAGAAGGGCTTTACCTACGCGGACGCTCTCTGCATCTCCACCCGCTCCGACATCAAGCGCGTGACGCTCGCGCTGCTGAAGAAGAGGAAACAGAAATGAAGACGAAGAAGACAGTATGTTCCGAGTTGCCGCCCGAGTTGGAGCGCATCATGGACCTCGCCACTACGGGCAACGATCAGGACGTCCTTCTCCATCAACTGCGGCTTGCGATCAGGAAGTATGCAGCATCGGAGCGCAAGGCGGCATTGGTCGAGGCGGTGCTAGCTACCAAGTTTTTGGAGCCCACCAAGTGAAACACCGCATCACCTTCGACACCTACTGTCCCGTCGTCTCGTCCCGCCGCGCCTACGACTCTGCGCTCAACTTCGCCGTCGCCGTGGGGGTGGCGCTGCTGGTGATCGCGGTTGCGGCGATCGTGCAGGTGGCGTCGTGAACGAAACCTGCCACTGCGGTCACGTCATGGACGAACACGAATCAAACAAGGCAGGTGCGGCGGCGAAGTGCTCGATCGAAGGGTGCGACTGCATCTACTTCGACGCCAACGAGGAGGCGTCAAGTGAAGAAAGCGATTGATCGAGAGCCGTGGTTCAATCCTCGGTGTCTGCCATGCCCGTTCTGCGGACTCTTTCCGTTCGTCCAATACTGGCACGGTGGTTCGCCGAAGAAGCGCGCCGTGACGTGCGACAACGAAGAATGTCCCGCATCTCCGATGGTCACTGGAAAGAGTGAGGACGAGGCTGTGATGCGATGGAATCAACGCCCATGACCCTCACCCCCTCCGAGAAGCGCGCGAATGTCGATTACATGAAGCGACTCGCGCGCTTCTACCGGCAACCGAACTGCGTGATCCGAGACGTTCTCAGGAGATCCCTCCGCTGCGCCGCCGATCAGTTGCGAGGTGGGCGATGAAGGCGTATGCGAAGTTCTGCCCAAGGTGCGCGGAACTCAAGGCGGCCGGGCACACCCTGGAGATGATCGAGAGCAGCATGGATATGGGGAAGGTGGACTTCGAACTCGCCGTCACCTTGAACCCGGACGGTTCGAGCTACGGCTACCGTTGCAACGTCTGCGGTCACTCGTGGACGGTCCCGGATGACAGCGAGCCCAAGTAACAACTCGCCCCGCCCTCTTCACCCCAAGGATCACACCCCGGTCCTTGGGTCGGTCGGCAAGGCCACGGAGGGGGCGGGGCTTTAAGGAACAAGAAATGAACGATCTTCAGTGTTGGTTTGCAACCGGGACGCTCGTGGAGGATGCGAAGCTCAAGTTCACACCCTCGGGCTTCCCCATCTGCGACTTCGAGCTTTCGAGCCAGCGCACCTACGTCGTGAAGGATCAGCCCCGCGAGGAGCGGTTGACCGCCTCGTGCACGATCTTGGGCGACCTCGGGAAGCAACTCGCTCCCTCGCTCAAGGCAGGCGCGCGGGTGATGGTGCGGGGACGGTGGCGTCTGAACGAGTGGACCGATCAGAAGACCGGGCAGCCGAGGAAGCGCCATGTCGTCACCGTGGACGAGTGCTCGCTGTTGACCTCGATCGGTGAGACAAGCGGGGCGCCGAGTGATGCGGTGCCAGACGGGATGCCGTTCTGAAACCAAGGGTGAACCAAGGAGAGTGAGATGAATAAGTCCGACAACATTGCAGACCTCGCTGCCGCACTCGCCAAGGCGCAGGCCGAGATTCAGAACCCCAAGTTCGACTCGGCCAACCCCTTCTTCAAGAGCAAGTATGCGAGCCTTGCCGGGGTGCGAGACGCGGTGATCCCGACGCTCGCCAAGTACGGGCTCTCCGTGATCCAAGAGGTGCGCCACGATGCGGGCGTGAGCCACTGTGCCACGACCCTCCTTCACGCATCCGGTCAGTGGATCGAGCAGGCGCCCTTCTCGGTGCCCGTCAGCAAGGCAGACGCCCAAGGGGCCTGTGCCGGGGCCACCTACGCCCGTAGGGCCTCGCTGCAAGCGTTGTGCTGCGTCGTGGGCGACTCGGACGACGATGGGGAGGCGGCGGTGGGTCGAGGCGGTGCAGAGGCTCCTGCGGCCTCCTACAAGCCCAACTACAAGAAGACCGGCAAGCCCGACCCGATCGGCCCTGTGGGCGAGATCCCGGACTCTACGGCGGCTTCCCCGTCCGGCGCGAACGCGGACCCCGCGGCGGGGAAGGCCGCCTCTCTTGCTCAGGGCTTCCTGAACAACCTTGCGGCAGCCTCCACCTTGGCTCAGGTCGAGGGGACGGTGAAGGGCATTGTGCTCATCGCCGGGAAGTTGACCGACGAGGAGAAGGCTTCGCTTCGGGACGCTGCGGCGGCGGCACGGCTGCGCGTGGCGGCGACCTCGCCCAAACTCGTGGACGTTCCGAATCTGCTGCGTGAGATCACCGGGCTTCAGTCCCAACTCGGGGACGGGATGTTCCAGGTGATCCTGAAGAAGCACGGAGGCGAGAACGTGGCGGGGTACGGCTTGGGCAGCGACGGCTTGAAGAGCCTTCGCGACGAGTGCGTGAAGGCGATCGGGTGATGAAGAACTGGAAAGTGACGGGCACTCTCGCCGGAGTTGAGTTCAAGCAGGGGAACGACGCGCAGGTTTGGATCAGACTGGGAACTGATCGGAAGTGGGTGAAGATCAGTCTGCCCCAACTCTGCGACCTTCGCAGGGTGCTTCCCGAGGCGTTCCGCTACATCAATTTGGACGACTGAATCAACTTCGGGCCGGGCCTTGGTTGCCGCTCCCTTGGCGGCATCTCTCTCACTTTCTAACTGAGGCTCGGCTCGATTTCGGAGTCCCTGTGAAGCAGTCCCCGACCTCCCGCTCGCTCGCCCTGCTCCGTGAGGAGGGCTGCCTCGTCGCCATCGTGGAGAAGTTCGTCCGGTTCCCGCCTCCGGGGCACCGAGTCGACCTCTTCGGCTTCATCGACATCCTCGCGGTCAAGCCGGGCTTCCGAACGATGGGGATTCAGACCACGACGAGCGCGAACGCTGCCGCCCGAGTCGCCAAGATCCGAGCGAGCAAGGAGTTCCCGATCCTCGTGGAGTCCGGGTGGCGGATCATCGTCCACGGGTGGCGCAAGGGCGGGAAGCGAGGCGAGCGCAAGACCTGGATCTGCAACGCGGAGGAGGTGGTACCGTGACCTCACACCGGGACGTTCGCCTTTACCGCGTCCCGCTGCACCTGCTTGACCGCCCGCTTCCGATGCGCCCGCGTCCCCGGGATCGCCTTGAGTCCCGGGATCCCCACCTGAGCGTGCAGGACGCCCGCTAGCGCCGTCCCCGCGGCTCCGATGATCGGGATGGCCCAAGGGGCTCCCAAGACCGTGGCTGCGCCCTGAGCGATCGTGGTGCCCGTGGCGATGTCCTGATCCGCCTGCCCAGAGGCGACCCACCGGCTGAGCGCCGAGCACCCGCAGAGGGCGGCGACCCCGAGGAAAAGCAGGAAGCCGGCGGCGAGCCAAGAAATCAGGTGAAGCCACTTCTTCAGTTCGTGACGCATGAAGTCCCCCTGAAAGACCGCCGCCCCTCAACCACCAGTTGACACCGGCAGGAGGGGCGGTAGCTTCGACGTTGCTGAGGCGTCTGTCCCCAAAGTACAGACTCCCCTCCGCCGGCTCAAGATCCGGCCTCGCGCCGATGCAAGCGAGACACGCCGTCTCCCGGGAGGGGATGGGGTAGTTCACGAAGCCTTCCCGAACGTGGTTGGGGGCACCGGGCTAACCTCCGGTGTCACAGGTGAGCGGGCCACGGAAAAGAAGCCGCCGACGGTCGCCTCTCCCTGAGTTGCCCTCGCGAGCGGAACACCGCGGGGGTAGGGGGCGGTCTTGCATAGGGGAGGGCTTCATGCGTTGGATCGAGCACGGGCGGACCTACGAGAGTCGGGCTCACGTTCTCAAGGGCTTGGGCTTCTCCTCGTATCAGGACTACCTCGCGAGCGACCTGTGGCGACAGGTTCGGGAGAAGGTCTTCTCCGAGAAGGGGCGCAAGTGCTTCATGTGCGGACTCGCCGCCTCTCAGGTCCACCACAACCGCTACCACCGAAACGACTTCCTCGGCAAGCGGTCGAAGTACCTCAATCCCGTCTGCGGCACCTGCCACGTCGAGATCGAGTTCGACGGGGAGCGCAAGCGGACCCTCGCGCAAGCCAAGGTCGAGTTCACCCGCAAGCGCCGTAAGAACGTCAAGGCGGTCAAGGAAGCGACGAACCTGCTGAAGACGAGCCACGACTTCTACTACGAGCAGGGTCAGCACATGAGGGCGATCCGCTCCGAGCAGAACTGACCCCCCTCCAAGATTTTCCAGCACCCCCTTGCGGGAGAGGGCTAACTAGTGTTTGATTCCTTCCGTAATGCTTGTTCCGAGGTTCCGAGGAGGAGGTCGTGGCTGAAGAGAACGGAGAGGTGGTCGGGGCGTTAGCGGACCTGATCCGCAGTTCGAACCTGAGCGACGAGCAGCGGAGCCTGCTTCTAAGGCTCAGTCGGCACAAGAAGGGTTATCTAACCCCGAGGAGCCACGCCAAGGGGCCGTACATCCACTGCAAGTACGGGGACCGGATAGAGGTCAAGTACCCGGACGGTTCCTCCGAAGTGATGACGGTGTCGCGGGTGGGGCCGATGCGGCTCAACCTCTCCACCCTATCCGTGGAGCAACTGAATCACCGCCGAGAGGTGAGCAAGATCGCCTTCGGAGAGAACAAGGGATTCCAAGACGGGCGCGCTGAACTCCACGCGAGGCTGAAGCAGCGGGCGCAGGCGCGCCTTCCGTGAAGCGAGCGTCCCCCAAGTTCTCCTCCCGCCTCCCCCCCTTCGCCCGCCTCGTCCGCATGGAGGTGGCGCGGAGAGGTTTGGAAATGCAGGCAGCGGCGAAGGAGATCGGGTGCAGTCGGGTCAGTCTCTACCAAGTGCTCGGAGGCGTGGTCATGGCCCCCACGAAGCGGAAGATCGAGCGGTGGCTCGCAAGGTCGAGGAGGAAGGCGTGAATCTCAGGGAAGCGCTCAAGGCCATCGAGAGTTACGACGTGATCTCGTGGAACGACACGCTCCGCTTGATTACGGAAGCCGCCAAGCGCGAGTTGGAGAGGGAGGAGAAGAAGGTGCCTAGGAGTTCGTGGTGGCGCGAGTTTGAGATGGAGGAGAAGGCGGGGCCGAAGAAGGTGCCGCTCCAAGAGATCGAGGAAGTCCTTCGTCGCTGGGATCAGCAACCCAAGGAACTGCACTTCCCTTACTACTACGCGGGGCAAGCCGCAGAAATCATCAGGGCACTTCGAGATGTGGTGATCCCCGAGCTTCGTCGGGACGACTCTATGTTCTCCAACAACCTGCTCCGCGTGCTCGGTGAAGAGCCGTGACCGACCCCCTCCCCGTCCGCGTGGTGTTCGGGAACCAAGGAGAGGAGCGTGCGAAATGACGACCTCGCGACAGCCCAAAGTCTCCACTTCGAGTCGATCGTTGCCGAGCTTCGATCTGCTCAGGGCGCGCAAGCTCTTCGAGGACGCATCGGACATCCTCGCAGTAGCGGTGACGCATCTCGACGACGCGATCTCTGCTTCTCGTGGTGGTGTGGACTCTGCGGCTCAACCGGCCTCGTCCGATCGCTCGGCGTTCAGCGAGGTCGTGAACGATCACTACGAGACGCGAGCGAAGGAGGAGGCGCAGGACGCGACCATCCTCGATGCTGCTCGTGCTCGATTGGCCGCGCGCGAGCAAGGCGGTGGAGGCAAGCCGCAGAAGCGGACCACGCGCAGCTTCTGCGAGCACGAGACACACAGGATCGCGGGGCTCGTGAGCGAAAACGGGAAGTGCCGGTACTGCGACCGTCCGCACCGCGCTCCTCGTGGGTCGGAGCCCCGCAAGCGCAGCCCGCGGAGTCGTTAGGACAGATTCTTGGGAGGCTGACATGAACGAGATCCATTCGAAGTTCGCGATCGTGACGTGGGAGTGCTGCGGGTGCGGCAAGAAGCAGCAGGGGTCGTTCGGCAAGAACGGCGACGCCTTCAAGCCGCACTCGTGGTTCATGCGCGGCGACGAGGACGGCGTGCAGGTGACGTGCTCGCGGGAGTGCATCGAGAAGGTGGCGGCGGCGAGCGGCAAGACGCCGTGCGTGCTGCCGTTCTGAGGAGGCTGACGAGATGAGCGACACGAAGATGAGCGGGGAGAGGGCGAGGGAGGTGCTGCGATGTGTTGGGACTCACGAGATAAACGGAGAGCCGATCTCTGTCGCCGATGTTGTTGAGGCTGGAATGATCGGCGCCGCCGCGCTCGCCGAGCGGGACGAGTTGGTGGAGGCGCTCGCCGAACTTTTGCGCGACGACCCGAGCGATGAATGGATCGACCACTCCGGGCTGATCGAGAAGTGGCGCAGGGCGACCGACCTCCTCGTCAAGCACGGGCGCATCGTCATGGTGGACGGCGCCTACAAGTGGAGTGACCGCCGATGAGCCGGGAAGTGAGCGTGGAAGAGCAGATCGCGTGGTTCGAGGAACGCAAGCGCAACCGGCGCGACGACATCGCGTGGCTCGGCGAGCAGCCCGGCGCCATCCTCTCCTCCCTCCGCCGCTCGGTGCTGCTGGAGGCCGTAGCGGAGGCGGGGCACGAGGCGCTCATGTCGTGGGATCAGCCGGAGGCGACACAGAGACTCGCTGCCGCATTAGGAGCCCTCCGTGACCACGACAAGCTCGGGAAGGAGGGGTAGGTGAACCTACCTCGCGACGGGCTTCTTCCGCTTCGCGATCATCTTCTTCAGCAACGCGGTGAGCGCGGCTGCCGCAGCGAGGATCGCGATGGACACCGCGCCTCGGATCTGCACCGAGGAGTCGTCCTTCGCGGGATCCTTCCCGAAGTCGGGCGGCAACTCGACGGTGGGCGTCGTCACCGTGACGTTCGTAGCTACGGGCTGAGTCGCCTCGCGCTGACGCTGCTCCATCGCACGGAAGAGGCGCAGCATCTCTGCGCTGTCGGAGTCCTGCCGCATGGAGCGTACGGTCGGCAAGGCCCAGGTGAGCCCGACGCCGACCTCGTTCGAGGATTCGTTGAACGCGCGGTTGCCGGACGCGGTGTCGTAGGCGCCGATCCCGTGGGAGCCGCTGACCGTGATGGAGTCAGGGGAGCCGGTGCACGAGGCGGCGAGAAGGACTAGGCAGAGTTTCATGGGTGTGAGGTTAACCAAGGAGGATGCGATGCGATTCATGGGAAGCGCGATGTTCGACCGTTGCAGGCAGGAGAACCACAAGGAGTGCCCCCACTACGATATGTTCGACGAGATCCGTCCGAGCTACGTCTCGTGCGCGTGCCCGTGCCATGAGGCTCGCGAGTGCGCTGCTTACGACGAGGAGCGGGACCGGGTGGCGGCAAGAAAGAACGAGTTCATCGCGAACGTCGAGGCGGTGTTCGGCCACAAGATCGGGGGTGAGTGATGGCTTCGCCTTACGATGAGTGGCGCCTCAAGTCGCCGTATGACCTCCTCCCCCGCTACTCCGTCCGCTGCCGCATCTGCTGCGAGTTCTTCGACCCCGCCGACTGCCGAGAGATCGGTGAGGTGAACGATGGGGTGGCGAACGGGATCTGCAAGGAGTGCGAGGAGAAGGAGGTGGAGGAGTGAAGCCGAAGAAGAAGCCGTACTACCCTGCGAAGATCAACACGATGATCCGCATGGACACTCGCGTAGCAGCAGCGTTCATGGCCCTCGTCAACGCTCTCAGCGAGGAGTATTTCCCGATGGGGATCAAGCCGTTCGACGACGAGGACGTTCGCAAGATGAGGAAGTACCGTGCTTGAGAACCCCACCGCCTTCATCCTCCCCACCAGCAAGGATCCCATCGGGGACGCGATCCGCTCCAACCCGGACTGGAGTTCGTTCCAGTGCGCTCCTGGTGATCTGCCCCGCGCTCGGGGTCCGTGGGGCGGGAAGAATGGCATCCACATCGTTGGTTGGGACCGCACTCGTGGCATCACCACGATCAAGCGCGACGACCTCGTGGGATCGACTGACTCATTCATCCTCGGCGAAGGGGATAGCAACTTCGTCCTCGAAGACCTGAACATCGAGGTGGATGACCGTGCCGGGGTGAAGACCAACCCGGGCGTCGGTCCCAAGCACGCGCTGATCGGATGCAACATCTTCGGCAAGGGCTCTCCGATCGACCCGAACTGGACCGACACCGGCAAGTGGGGCGTCCACGCCTACGACACGGCCGGTTGGAACGAGGTCCGCGTCGCCAAGTGGTCGGTCTTCCAAGAGCACGGCAACTACTTCCACAACGTGAAGGGCGTCCACAACTTCGCGCAGGGGACGTGGGCGTGGATGGGTGGCTGCGCGGTGCTCGTGGTCAACCGGCAGAACGAGGGCTCCGCTGGCGTCGGGGACTTCAACTTCCGGGACTGCTACATCGAGGATGTCTGCATCGGGCAGGGCGGTAGCGCGCTCACCTTCCGCGGCGGGATGCCCACCTCGATCGTCACGATGGAGCGGGTGACGGCACGCCTCGGCTGTCACCGTCGCTTGGCGATGCCGTGGGCGGACAACATCTGTGGCGTCGTCAGCGTGGACGAGGCAGACGAGACGCGGCCGGGCGCCGGGGACGCCGCGTGGCCGGGTGGCACGGGGCAACTGATCCTGCACGACTGCGACTTCGAGGTGGGCACGGTCTACCACGGGCGCACCGGGCAGATCCGTCCCGTGGTGCAGGTGTCCGCGCTCGGCTCGCTTGTGATCTCGAACACGCGCATCGCCGTGACGCGGGCAAGCGGCGCCTACCCCATCGCGCTCGCCATCGGACCCGGAGTGACGAGCATCAAGTTCCTCGGAAGTAATCAGATCGACGGATGGATTGATTACCAAGGGACGCGGTTCACGAGCCTCGCGCTGTTCAAAAATGCGTACAGCGAGTTCTTCCCGTGAAGCCGCTCAACGAGTCCCGCATCCGTGGGCAGACCAACGGCTACGCCGGTCCAAGCGCCTTCTCGATCACCCACGACCCCGCCTGCCTCGTCACCTGCTCGTCGTGCATGGAGACGGTCATCGCCGCGCGGAGGCGGTACTACGACGACCTCGGCGTGGAGCACCGCCATCAGCCCCACCTCGCCCACGAGAGCTACGGCGAGTTCCATGTGAAGCCGCACCAGCGCGGAGGGCTCTCGGTAGATTGAGGGCATGGCTACCACCGCCGTCATCCTCGGTCCCGCCGATTCCGGTCAGACGCAACTTCTCGTCGGACTGACCTACGTTCAGTTTGACGGGGCCAACTCCTACGTCGCCGACTCCGTCACCCCGGATGGGTGCTTCCGCATCGCGGAGTGGAACTGGGACGGGGACTTCCTGAACGCGCCGGGGACAAACCTCGCGTCCGGGATGCACGTCGCTTTCAAGTACGGAGTCGCCGGCAGCAAGCGCGTGAAGCTGACCGTCGTGGCGGATGACGGGACGACGGCCTCGGCCACGGCGGACATCACCATCGCGGCGGTCCCCGCCTTCGCCGGGTTCAACAAGTTCATCCGCTCGGACGGCGGCGATGGGAACTGCGGCAACTCGAACTCGGTCGGGGGCGCCTACCTCACGAAGCAGAAGGCGGACGACACCTGGAGAAACTCTCTCCCGCGCAGCGATTGGGGCCTTGTCGAGATCAACAGTTCGGACGCGGTCAACTACGACCACTCCACCGAC